CACCACCTTGTTCGACCGCAGTGACCGGCTCGACCGCACCATCAAGGGGCTGGACTCGCCGGAAATGGAGGAAGTGAAGGCGCTGGCGGCGAAGCTGCACCGCTTGGACGAGAAGGAGATACAGGGCGAAGCGGTGGTGATCGCCGAGCCCGAGTTGCCGCCGCACGTCGCCGTCGTGCCTGACGACGAGCTACCGGCCACGACGCCGCCGCCGATAGGCCCGCAGTGAGCGCACCCGGCGTCATTCTCACGCCGAGCATCATCGCGCAGTTCGTCAAGAACTTTCTCTTGCCCGACTACGACGAAGCGGTGCCCATCGCGCCGTTTCACCGCGAGTGGTGGCGCATGTGCTGTCTCGACGATCCTTGGGTGTGCCTGGCAGCGCCGCGCAAGCACAGCAAGTCAACCACGGTGAACCACGGCTACGGGCTCGCCGCCGCGCTGTTCCAGCAGCACCCGTTCCAGTTGAAGATTTCCAACACGCGCGACATTGCGATGGAGTATTTGGCGTCGGCCAAGCTCGCCATCGTCGATAACGAGAAGATCAAGGCGCAGTTCCGCTTCAACAACTTGCTGCGCGACCAGGAAGACGACTTCATCGCCGAGTTCAAGGGCGGCTATCAGATGCGGATGATGGCCTATGGCAGCGAGCAGGCCATGCGCGGCGCGACGTGGGGCACCCGGCGACCGTCACTCGTCATCGGCGACGACCTGGAGAACGACGAGCAGGTGGCCAACGCCGAGCGCCGCGACAAGATGCTCAAGTGGTGGATGAACACGGTCATGCCGATAGGATCGCGCGACGCCAAGTTCCGCGTCTTGGGCACGGTGCTGCACCTGCAATCACTGTTAATGACGTTCCTTGAGTCGCCGTCGTGGGTTTCCCGCGTCTACCAGGCGCACAACGACGACTTTTCCGAGATCCTGTGGCCCGACATGTTCACCGAAGAGAAACTGAGGGCGATCCGGCAGACCTACGTGGATGTGCACAATCTGATCGGCTACAACATGGAGTATCTGAACAAGGCCATCGACACTTCGACCGGGTATTTCCAGCCGTCCGACTTCGTGTCGATGCAGGACTACGACTTCAACAAGCCGCATGAGTTCTACGTCGGCGGCGACTTCGCCATCAGCAAGCGTACGCGGCGCGATTCAACGGTGTTCGAGATCGGCGGGCTCGATCCTGATGGGTTTCTCGACATCATCGACGAGCGGCGCGGCAAGTGGGACGCGCATCAGATCGTGGAGGAAATGTTTTCCATTCAGGAGACGCATCACCCGGTGTGCTGGTTCGTCGAGTCGGGTTCCATCTTCAAGACACTCGAATCGATGATCGAAGCGGAGCAGCGCAAGCGGCAGATATTTTTGAACTTGATGCCGATGGTGCCTATCGGCAACAAGATGGAACGGGCTCGCGCGATCCAGAAACGGATGCGCTCGCACGGTGTCCGCTTCAACAAGGATACGACCTGGTATCCCGAGCTTGAACAGGAACTCATGCAGTTCCGCGACGCCGACGAAGTGAACGACCGCGTTGACGCTATGGCATGGTTGGGCATAGGCTTGTCGCGTGAGAACCTGCCCGCGACCACCGAAGAAGCGGAAGAGGAAGAGTTCGAGCGCGAAGAAGCGGAGTCGCTCGGCATGATGGGCATATCACCCGACACAGGATACTGACATGGTGGACTACGACGATGTGGATGTGAGCGACGACACCGGCAAGAAGAAGCATTCCATCGACGTACTGCTCAAAGCGGCTAACATCGCCGACTTGCTGAACGACGAGGAACTGGCCAAGGTCGCGGCGCAAGTCAGCAACGGCTACGAGATCGACGTGGCGTCGCGCGAAGGGTGGATGCGCCGATCCGCCGAAGGCATGAAGCTCGCGCTCCAGGTCAAGGAAGAGAAAACGTACCCTTGGCCCAAGTGCGCCAACGTCAAGTTTCCGCTGATCACCGTCGCCGCGTTGCAGTACCACGCTCGCGCCTTCCCCACGCTCGTCTCCGGTACGGAAGTGGCGATGGCGCGCGTCATCGGGCTCGATCCCGATGGCCAGAAGAGCGGACGCGCCGACCGCATCAAGACGCACATGAACTGGCAATGTCTGGAGCAGGACGAAGGGTGGGAAGAGGAACACGACAAGGCGCTGCTGGTGCAGCCCATCGCCGGTTGCGCGTTTTTCAAGCACGCCTTCGACAACGCCAAGGGTTACGTCACCGACCGATTGGTGCTGCCGAAAGATTTTGTCATCAACTACTGGACGAAAGATCTCGCCACGTCGCCGCGCTACACCCACACCTTCCCGATGGACAAGAACACCATCCATCAGCGGCAACTCGACGGCAGGTTCAAGAAGTATCCCGAAGGCGAGCAGCCGTCGCCTGCGACCGATAAGGACAAGAACGCGATCACCGAAGCGGTGGATCGGCGGCAGGGCGTCACCGAGCCCGCTGTGGAAGCTGAAGTCACGCCGTACTTTACCGGCGAGCAATACTGCTGGTACGACTTTGACGGCGACGGTTACGCCGAGCCCTACATCGTCACTTTCGACATCGGTTCGGGCAAGGTGTGGCGCATCGTCGCGCGCTACCACGACGACGGCATCAAGAAGCTCCCCGGCACCGAGCAGATCTACGACATCAAGCCCATTCGCGTCTTCTCCAAGATCCCGTTCATCCCTTCGCCCGATGGCGGCTTCTACGATCTCGGCTTGGGCCAACTGGCGGGACCGTTGAACGAGAGCGTCAACACCGCCGTCAACCAGTTGTTCGACGCGGGCACGATGGCCACACTCGGCGGCGGCTTCGTCGGTCGCGGCTTCAAGAGCAAGGGCGGGCCGTTCACCTTCCGTCCGAACGAGTGGCACCCGACCGACGCACCCGGCGACGACTTGCGCAAGAACGTGCTGCCGCTGCCGGTGCGCGAGCCGTCCGCCGTGCTGTTCCAGTTGCTCGGCTTTCTCGTTCAGTACGGCGAGCGCATCGTGTCCGCCACCGAGATCCAGGTCGGCGAGTCGCCGGGGCAGAACATGAAAGCGGAGACGGCGAGCATCCTCAACGACAATGGTGCCCGCGTTTACACCGCGATCTACAAGCGCACCTGGCGCGGCTTCCGCGACGGTCTGCGCATCCGCTACGACCTGAACGCGATCTATCTCGAAGCGGACAACGACTACACCGATCTCACCACCGGCAAGGGTGCGATGGTCAAGCTGTCCGACTATCGCGGCTCGCACGTTCACGTCGTGCCCGCCGCCGATCCCAACGTCATCAGCGACGCCAAGATGGAGAAACTGGCCGACATGCTGATGGCCAACGCGATGGCGCTGCCGGGGCACAACAAGTACAAGACGATCCTGCGCGCGTACAAGCTGAAGAAGGTGCCCAACATCGACGAGATCATGCCGCCGCCGAAGGGACCGGACCCGCAAGATCCGCAGAAGCAGATCGACCTGCCCGACTTCCCGCCGTCGCCGAACGCGAAGATGATGGAAGTGCAGATCAAGCAGAAGGCGCAGGAGTTGAAGGAGAAGGAGTTTCAGGCCGAGCGGCAGGACATGCAGATCACCATGCAGGTGGACATCATGCGCGAGTTGGCCGAGATCGACCGGCTGCACGCGCAGGCGACCAAGCTGCTGGCCGAAGCGGAGGGCGTCGATACCGGGCATCAGATCGCGCTGATCAACGCCGAGATCGGAGCCCGTAAGCATGGCATGGAAGGCATGCTCAAGATGCTGGACATTTTCAAGAAGTACCAACAACCGAGCAAGGAGAGCGCGAGTGGCACTGGATCTGATGCGAAGCCCAACGGGGCCGGATTGGGTGGCATGGCGGCGGCAGGAAAAAACGGAGCAGGTGCTACAGGCGATCCGGGACTCCATTGAGGACGCGAAAAACATTTGGGCGACCGATGGCTACTCCGGTTCGTTCGAGTCGGACGCGAAAGCGAGAGGCAATGTTTTTACGTTGCAGATGATCGAAGCGTGGCTTAACGGCATCAAGGTCGAAGAGGAAGGAGCGCAAGATGGAGAACACGTCGGGGATACACCCAACGGGTGACATGATCCTGGTCATGCCGTTCGTGGTCGAGGAAATCAGCGAAGGCGGCATCGTCATTCCGCAATCGCAGACCGAGAAAGAACAAATGGCGATGATGGAAGGGCAGATAATTGATTGGGGCGACGACGCGCCGAAGGAATCGCGGCTGAAAGGCATCGCCAAGGGTGATTTCATCGTCTATGCCAAGTACGCGGGCCAGCCGAAGAAGGGAAAAGACGGCTACGGCTATCGGCTGATGCGCGCCGCTGATGTGATGGGCAAAATAGATGCGCCGAGTATCGATTTGCCTGCGGTTCGCATGCCGCTCGATCCTGCGCGCGAGTTTCTGCTTGATTGACATTTTTACAAAAACGAGATAGAAGGGGTGCCAAATGCCGCAAGTGAGTGCTAACTTACCGCCCGAGCCGCGCGATCCCACGGTCTTCGACCCAAGCGATCCCGGCGATCCAGGCACTTCTGCGCTCGTTCCCGACGACGAACCGTCGCATCTTCCCGGTGGTAACGGACTCGCTGCCGACGATGGCGAAGGTCCGAGCCAGCAAACGCTCGATGCCGCGAAGGAAATGGGATGGGCACCGCGCGACAAGTGGCGCGGGCCACCGGAGCAGTGGGTTGACGCCGACACGTTTGTTCAGCGCGGCAACATCGTTCTCCCCATCGTCAAGAAAGAGCGCGATCAACTGCGCACTGAACTCGCCGAAGCGAAGACGCAGATCGCCGAGCTTCAGTCTTCGTCGCGCGAAGTTTCGAAATGGTTTTCTGACCAGGCAAAGGCGCGGTTGCTGCGCGAGCGCGGTTCACTCATTGCCGACCGCAAGGAAGCGCTCGAATCGCAGGACATGGATCGCGTCAACGAGATCGACATCGCCCTGCAAGAGAACCGGGCGAAGAGCGAAAAAGCTGCCACTGCACCCAAGCCGCCATCCGTTGACGCCACGGCGAATGCGCGCATCTTCGGCGAGTTTGCCAACGACAATCCCTGGCTCAAAGACAGCGAAGAGCTTCAGCTTGCGATGTCGGCGGAAGCGCGCGTGCTGCGCGAAGCGGGCTCGACGCGCTCGGGCCGCGAGTTTCTCGAACAGGTCGCTGACCGGGTGAAGCGCTTGTATCCCGACAAATTCAAGTCCACGCGCCGTCCGCAGTTGACCGAGACGGATTCTGCGCACAGCGATTCGATGCCTACCGGAGTACGCAGCTTCGCCAATCTGAAACCGGATCGCCAGGCCATTGCGATCAAGTGGGAGAAGCAGGGCATCCTTACCCGCAAGGAGTATCTTGCCAACTGCGAGCCGGAAGACTTCAGGAGCTAACGTGAGCAACGCCAGGAAAATGAACGAAGAAGCGCTTGGACTGACGCCGGAAGACAAGCTCGCGGAAGACGCGATCAATCCGCCGCTGACCGGCGAAGCTCCGACACGGCGCAAGCAGTTCAGCATGTTCGATAACAACACCGGGGTCGAGTTCAAAGATCCCGCCTTCTTCGACAAGTGGTATCCGTACTGGCGCATCGACATTGGCAACCGCATTACGAGTTTGCTCGACCGGGGTTATGTTTTCGTGGATCGAGACGAGATAGAACATGGTGATGTTGAGACAACGCCGCGTAACAACGGCACAGGCACGCGAGTAAGACGTTACGCAGGCTCGGGCGATCAAGGCGAACCGACGTATTTTTATTTGATGAAGCAACCCATCGACTTCCATCTGCAAGACGAAGCGGTGCGGGAGTCTTATCACTCGAAAATCGACGGTGCGATTCGCGCAGGATCGTTCAATCGGCAGTCCAATGACGGACGATACGACGCGACGCATCAGCCGGTCGGATCTCCTTCAGGTTTGCCGCCGATCTCTTCATCCACCAAACTCTATCGATAGGAGCGATTCATGGCGATAGCACGCCCATTCGGGCTCCAGCCAATTCGCACAATCGATGGGAATGCATTCAACTTCCAAGTAAGCACGTACATGGTGCCGTCCGGCGATGGAGTGATCTATTCCATCGGCGATGCGGTCAAAAGTGCGGCGAACGCGGACGTGAACGGCATTCCTGCGGTTGCGAAAGCGGCAGGCACCGACACGCTGCGCGGCGTTGTGATCGGGGTGATCAACCCCTTCCCCAACACGCCGTCGATCCAAGGCACCTTGATCGACAACACCATCACGTCGATCCCCGCAGCGAAGACGAAGAACTACTACGTCGCCGTTGCGGACGATCCTAGCCTGGTCTTCGCGGTGCAGGACGACGGCATCACTTCGGCGAGCTTGGTCGCAGCCAACGCGAACAAGAATTTCTCGTTGACGATTGCCAATCCCGCGCAGCCGCAGCAGGACTCGGCCACAGTCATGCTTTCAACGTCGCTGGCGGTAACGCAAGCGCTGAACATGAAAGCGTTCGGTCTTCAACAAATCCCTGGCAACGTGTTCGGCCCCTTCGCCATCTGGTTGTGTTTGATCAACCAGCATGAGCTTATGGGCAACACCGCTGGCATATAGGAGCCCATCATGGCTGGCGGCGTCATCACAACTGGCTCGTTTGTAAAAGCACTCTGGCCGGGGCTGAAAGGGATTTGGGGGCGCAAGTACAACCAGCACCCCGTCGAGTATCTCGACTTGTTCGAGAAGGAAACGTCCGACAAGGCGTACGAAGAGTTCATGTCGGTTACGGGTTTCGGGATCGGCCAGATCAAGCCACAAGGCCAGCAAATTCCGTACGACTCGGAACAACAGGGCTGGATCGCTCGCCTGACGAACGTGACCTACGCACTCGGGTACATCTGCACGTTCGAGGAAATTCAGGACAACAAGTACGAAGCCATCACCAAGACTCGCACGGCGATGCTGGCGTACTCCGCTATTCAGTGCAAGGAGCAAACGGGAGCGCTGCTGTACAACCGCGCAACCAATCCCGCTTTCCCCGGCGCTGACGGCGTTGCCCTGGCCAGCACAGTGCACCCGAATATCTCGGGCGGATTCTTCGCCAACACGCCAACCGTGGCGGCGGATCTATCCGAAGCGTCGCTCGAAGATGCCTTGATCAACATCATGGGCTTCACTGGCGACAAGGGCTTGTTCATTTCCGTCATGCCGCGTTCGCTGATCGTGCCGCGTCAGGAATGGTTCAACGCGAACCGCATCCTGAAGTCGGTCTATCAGTCGGGAACGGCGAACAACGACATCAACGTGCTGCGCGCCACAAGCGCTCTGCCCGAAGGTATCAAGCTCAACCACTACCTGACCGCTCCGCATACGTGGTTCGTGCGGACCACGGTGGGCGGCGGCGGGCGCGGAATGATCTACCAAGAGCGCATGCCCATCGAGTTCATGCAAGACAACGACTTCGACACCAAGAACTTCAAGGCGGCGTACGTGGAACGCTACACCTTCGGGTGGGATGATCCGCGCTGCATTTGGGTGGTGCCGGGGCCGTAAACCGTCCTGCCTGGTGCCATGCGTCTCGCGTTCGCATGGACTTGGAACCGTCGTGTTCCCTGACGCGGCGGTTCCTTTTTTATAAAGGGAAGTGACATGGCTATCTGGATCAATCCGAAGAAACCGAAAAAGCGCAAGGGTCCGCCTTCTGCTCCGACTCCGCGCATGAAAAGCAAGACCAAGAAGAAGGCGAAAGGATACTGACATGAACAAACAACGCCGCGTCGGCGAAGGCAAGGCACCGAAGAAGGTGAAGGTCAAGAAACCGAAGAAGTAATTCGTTTTCTCCGCGAGCGCGGGTTCGCCCGCGCCTTTTTGGCGCTCTTAGGAGATACACATGGGTTTCCCCACCGGGCAAGTTCCGCAGCGTTCCCCCGCAGGTCTTTCCACTTCTGCGCCTGGTTTCCTGTTCGACGACTATCCGAACGGCACGCCGTTTCGCGTGCATGAAGTCGGCAGCGACTTCGACAATTTCCTGGCAACCGACTGGACGCAAACACTTTCCGCTGGTGGCACCGTCGCGCTCGCGCCGGGTAACGGTGGACAACTGCTGCTGACCACGGCGGCAACGGGTGCCGACACCGCAGCGCTGCAAACGCCAGTGCTGGACTTCAATGTGATCGGCGGCGCGCGGATGTGGTACGCGCTCAATTTCCAGACGAACGACGCCGTAGCGTCGATCATCTACGCCGGTTTCGCCAACACCTTCGCTGGTTTCGCGCCGACCAGCGGCTTGTATTTCGAGAAGGCGTCGGGTGCGAACCAACTCAACTTCGTCATCAACAACGGCGGCGTCAAGACGACGATGACGGTCGGCTTTCTTGCCAACAACGATCCGCGCACGTTCGGCTTCTATCTCGACGGCAAGCCGACACCGACGTTGCAAGTGTTCTCGACGCTGCTGCAACCGACACCACTCGCGTTTGCGCAGCCGTACTTCACTGGCGGTGCAGGTTCTCCGGTGTCCGCGAGTGCGGACGGTGCGAATCCGAACACGCTGGCGAATTTGCCGCTGCCTGCAACGGGCTTGGTCGCCGGTTTCGGCATCAAGGCTGCTGCCGCCGCTGCGAAGACGATGACGGTTGACTACTTTTACGCGGGCAATGAGATCCTTCGTTTCTGATCGGAGTTCGACATGGCAAACGCTACGTCGGTCCAGATCACCAACGATGGACCGCAAAATGTAACTGCGTACTTCACTGGCTCGCTCGACACGTTTCCGCTTGCCGGAACGGTGATTCTCGATCCGGCGCTGCTGACACCGACCGATCCGAAGACGAAGCAGCTTCGCGTCGATACCATCGACTACGTGCTGCAAGACGGACTCACGTTGTCGTTGGCGTGGGATGCGACGACGCCAGTGCCGTTCCTTGACCTGTACGGTCGCGGCAATATCTCCACCGGCAAAACGGAAAGCGGCTTCAACAACAACGCGGGGGTTGGCAAGACCGGCAAGATCATTGCCACGTCGAACTCGCCGACGCCTGGCACCTACACGTTCACTGTTGTTCTGTGGTGCAAGAAGCAATGACATGGCCCGCACCAGTTATTTCGAGCCGGGATCATGGAACTTTTGGTGCCAGCAATGTGGTAAGCGGCTGAAAGCAACCGAAGGTAGGCGGCGATGGGACGGCTTGTGGGTGGGACCGGAGTGCTTCGAGATTCGGCATCCGCAAGACTTCGTGCGCGGCATTCCTGACCGGCAAAGCGTGCCCTGGTCAACCGGCGATCCGCCGTGGGTGTATGTCGGCAACGCCGTCGTTCCACCGAGTCGTCCGCTTGGCTCGTCGATGCTCAACGAGTTCATCGTAGGTTGACATGGCCGCTAACATTCAATTCGTCGATTATGCAGCGGGTAGAACGCTCGGCCCGCTCGCCACTTCAACCACATCGATTCAACTCGCTGCGGGGCAAGGAGCGTTGTTCCCTGCGGCGGGTGGCGGCTTGTATTTTTACGCCACGCTCGTTGACATCGAAACAGGTGGGTTCAATCAACATGAAGTCGTTAAGGTAACGAACAAGGTTGGTGATCTGCTCACGGTGGTTCGTGGCGGCATCATCGATGGCATACCGCAAGCATGGCCTGCGGGCTCGGGTGTTGAAGTACGCGACTGCGCGCAAGCGTTGACCGACGTTGCCAACCTGAGTGGCGGCGGCGGGGCTCCAACCAGTTCACCGTACGTGCTTGTTTCGCCCGATGCGTCGTTGCCTAATCGGCGCATCCTGACTGGCAGCGGTCGCGTCAGTGTGGTCGATGGTGGGCCGACTGGACCGATCACGCTTGACCTGGTAGCGAGCGGCACCGACAACAGCAAGCTCGCGTTGATGCCAGTGAACACGATCAAGGGCAACAACACCGGGGCACCCGCCAACCCACTTGATTTGACGGCGGCGCAGGTTGCAACGCTGATCGGCGCAATTGCTGGTGTCGGTGTTGTCTCGATCAGCGCCGGTCCCATCGGAACTCGGCCTGCGCCGGGAGTTGCTGGCCGGGTGTGGCTCGCTACGGATGACGGCTCGATCTCGCGCGATACCGGCGCGGCATGGTTCGTTCTCGAACCGGCGCTGACCGGCGATGTGACCAGCGTAGCCGGTTTGTCGGCGACGACGATTGCCGCGCACGCTGTTACCAATGCCAAGCTGGCGCAGATGGCGGGTGCGACGTTCAAGGCCAACCCGCTCGGCTCGACCGGCGATGCGCAGGACATCGCTGGAGCAGCGGCGATCAATCTGTTGCCAGTGTTCGGCCCATCTGGTGCGCCGAGCAAAGGCATCGTGCCCGCACCGGGCGCGGTGGCTGGTCAGCGGATGTTCTTGCGCGAAGACCAGTCTTGGGCAGTGCCCTATGGCGCGTTCTACAGCGTCAAGGATTATGGTGCGCTTGGCAACGGCTCGGCGGATGATACCGCCGCGATCAACGCTGCCTTTGCCGCGATGCCGACTGCGGGCGGCGTGCTTTATTTCCCGGCAGGAACGTACAAGGTTACCGCCGCGCTAACGCCGTGGTCGAAGGTGATGACCGTGATGGGCGATGGTTGGAACGCATCGAACATCGCCACTAATTCCAGCACGCTCGATGTCGTCACGGTCACCAACAGTGTTCACATCACTAACCTGCGCTTTGCGCCGTCAGTGGCACGTACGGCGGGCAACGAAATCAAGATCACGACCGGCCAACAGGTCGCCATCGACAACTGCATTTTTGCCGGGGCGTTTTGCGACATCGATATGGAAGGTACGGTCGGTCAGGTCTGGATCGACACCTGCATTTTCCTGTATGAAACGCCAGCGACCGGCATCGGCGTCCTGGTCAACACCAGCGGATCGTCGATTGTCATCGAGAATTGCCTGTTTGATGCGCCGGTTGGCGCGCAGCCCAAGGCTGGCGTCCAGATCAATCAGTGCGGCGATGTCACGCTTCATGCGCTCCAGATCATTCATCACGGCCAGAACTTGCTGATCACACCGACGACCGGGCAGTTCGCTACCGCCGTCTATACAACCAACTGTATGTTCGACACCGGCACGACTGGCGTGATGATCCAGCCGACCGGATCGGGGCAGGTGTATCGCTGCAACTTCATTGGCTGCTGGTTTGCCAGCAATGCGTCCCAAGGCATCCGCATCATCGGCGGCGGCGCGACCACGGCGAATGGCATCGACTTCATCGACTGCCAGTGCCTTGTCAATGGCTCGCATGGCGTTCAAGTCGATGCGGGCGCGCTCAATATGCGCTTCATCGGCGGGCAGTTCGCGCAGAACACTGGCGACGGTTTGCAGTTCAACACTACCGACTTTGCCGTGATCGGCGTTCGCTCGGGCAATACGATGGGCGCGAATGGCAACACCGGCTACGGTGTCAACGTCAATCAGACAACGTGTGATCGGTTCGTTGTTACCGGCAATGACTTGAACGGAAATTCGATCAGCGGGTTGAACAATGTCAGCACGCAGTTGAATTGGATCACCGGGCAGAATCTTGGCGATGTTGGCAAGCCGTTTTTCCGGGGCAACTCGCTCGTCTCCGACACCAGTAATGCGGTTGACGCGCTGCGGTTTGTTTTTACCAGTTCGGTGGTTAATGGTTCGGGATCGTTCGGTGTCGCGCCGAACGGCACCAGCCAGTTGGCGAGTATGCGGTTGTACGGCGGGTCGAATCTAAACCTGCCGTGCTCGTTGCTGGAACTGCGTACTGATGGTGCGGCGGGTCTGCACACCATCCGTTCCAACAACATCAACGCTGGTACGCAGTTGCCTATCGCCGTTTTCTTTGCTGGTCTTGGCGCGGCAACGCAGTGGGACATCCTGGGCAACATGGCGCACAAGTTTGCCATCGCTGACCAGGGTTACTCGCTACAGGCTCCGGCCAGCGGCTTCACACTCACCATCCCGAACAGTTGCTCTAGCCTGCTGCTCAACCCTGCTGGTGTGCTGGCGACTGGCACGATCACGATGCCTGCCGTTCCGGTCGATGGTCAGATCGTTCGGCTCGCCACGACGCAAACGGTGACGGCGCTGACGCTCAATGCCAACGCGGGTCAGACCATCAGCGGCAATGTGACCACGCTGACCGCAACGGCCCCGGCGTCGTATATGTATGTGCTGTCGCTGGCCAAGTGGCTCAAGATCGGTAGCTGATGAAGTTTGATGCGCAACCCCCGCACGCCAATGACACTTTCGATAGCGTCGTCGGGTGGGAATGGGCGGCTCGCATTACGCAAGCGGTGCGTGATTTCCAGGCCACAACAATATCGTTAACTGAGATTGTCAATCCACCGATAATCAGTTTCAGTGACGATGTGCCGCTGCTCATGTCGAACACGACCTTGGCATCGCTGATCTATCGGCACGCAACCAACGACATTGGTTTGGTCAATGGCGCGGTCGATTTGATGACGGTCGATGTCACAACCAAGCTGGCGACGTTCGCTGCCGGGGGAGTGTTTGGTGGAAGCCTAACCGTCCTGGCGGGGGGTGCCACGATTACAGGTGGTTTGATAGTGACCAGCGGCGGCGCGAACGTGACTGGCGCGATAGTAGGTTCCAGTAGCATCACGGCAAAAAATGACATCGTTTCTCAACAGGGCAATGTCACCGTCAAGGATACCCAAGGCGTCATCTTCAACAACAACGCAGGTAACTCGGTGTTCATTCGGCACAACGCGGGCGGTCTGGAATTTGTGGCACCGGCTGGAATAACACTCAAACTGTTTGATTCTCCCGGTTTTCAAATCACTTCACGCACGGCCTTCAGCGCATCGGCAGGTGCAGGTAGTCCATTACCGTCGCAGCCGGATTCATATTTGATTTTCACTCTGACCGGATCGGGGGTGTATAAAATTCCAATTTATTTGCCATGAAGATGACCTATGAGGAATTGGAACTGGAATTGTGGAAAACGCAGGTACAGCTACTTCAACAAGTGATCCTTGTCTCTAATCTCAAAGGCGAACGCCTCATGGCGCAGATCGCCGAGAGGGAAGAATGGCTACGACAACAGGCACAATCAACACAATCACTGCAACCCTAAGCGACATCATTAAGGATGCATTGCAGGATCTTCGCCAGTTGTCCGATGGCGGGTTGCCGAGCGCGGGCGACACGACGGACTGTACGCGCAAGATCAACTACCTGCTGAAGAAGTGGGCGATTAAGGGGCAACTCCTTTGGTGTCTCGACACGCTGGCGTTGCCTTGCGTGACGAGCAAAACAAGCTACACCATCGGCCCGGTGGGGGCCGATCTGATTTCCTACCGCCCGCTGCGCGTACTCAACGGCTCGTTCATCCGGCTCGTCACTGCTGGCCTTCCCTATGACACGCCGCTGATCATTCTTTCCCGCCTTGAGTATGCGCAGGAAGGAGCCAAGGGCGCACCGGGCATCGTCAACTCGATCTACTACGATCCGCAGATGACGCAGGCACCGAACGTCGCGTACAACCCGGCGAACGCTGCTGGCGTGTTGTATGTCTTTGTCACGCCGGTCGATGCGACACGAACGATCTACCTGAAGGTGCAGCGACCGATCCAGGACATCAGCGCCGTGGGCGACACATTCGACTTGCCGCTGGAGTGGTACGAAGCGCTGACTAAGAATCTTTCCGCCGCTGTCGCCGACAAGTACGAAGTGCCAGAAGATCGCATCCGCCGCATCAAGCAGGAAGCGAAGGAAGCGCTCGCCGAGATCGTCGATTGGGGTGCGACTGAGCAGGCGACGATGTATTTCCAACCGGACTACCAGCACTATGGGTAAGACGCGCATTCCGCTGGCCATTAATTTCGAGTCGCGCGATGGAACTATCGGCGGGCGGGATGGCTATATCCAGAATGGTTACGTCGATGAAGACGCGAGCGGCGCGAAGTTCGTCTATCGCCGTCCCGGCACGAATGTTTTCTACAACCCGGCAGCGGGGAACTACGCACAGGGTCAGTTCTACTTCAACGGCTTCGAGTATTTGATCGTCAATGATGTTCTGATTCGCACTACCGGCTCGACGTTGAGCGGCAGCAGCGGACAAAGCGCCGTCAACGTACCGCCGCAGTGGGCAGGCCGTTTCAAGCACGTCATGCTGGCGTTCAATGATCGCATGTGGGTGATCTGCGGTCAGCTTAACAGCGGAGCCATCGGTAACGACGTGTGGTCTACGCAAGATGGCGTCACATGGGCGCTGCAAACATCGACCGCAGGAACGGGCTCGCGCGTCGGGCTTGGTGCATGTGTGTTCAACAACGCCATGTGGATCATGGGCGGTTTCCAGGGCTCCACGGTGTATAGCGACGTGTGGAGCAGCACCGATGGCACGGTGTGGACGCAGGCGACGGCGGCAGCGCCGTGGGTGGGCCGCTACGACTTCGGCTGCGTCGCAGCGAACAACGGCATCTACATCATGGGTGGCAGCAACCTGGCCGGTGCGACGCTCAACGATGTGTGGTTCTCGTCGGATGGCATCAATTGGGCGCAGGTAACCAGTGCTGTGCCGTTTACGACGCGCTCCGGTGCGACGTGCCTGGTGTTCCAGAACAAATTCTGGATGATCGGCGGCGCGAGTTCGCCGGGGGTGTATCGCAACGACGTGTGGTCGTCGCCCGATGGCATGACGTGGACGCAGGTGAATGCTGCTGCATTTGCGACGGCGCGCGGTTTCATGGCGGGTTGCGTCTACAACAACAAAATGTGGTTGTTCGGCGGCGTGCAAACAGGCGGCGTTGAGCTATCAACCGTGCTTAGTTCGTCCGACGGCATCACCTGGACGCAAGTATCGGTCAATCCCGGTTTTTCGAGTGGACGGCAAGCCGCCGCTGCCGTGGTGTTCAAGACGCCTGCCACGATCAACCAGTTCCGCTACGAGACGATGTGGGTGTCGGGCGGTTACCAGGCGTTTGCCTTCGTC